TGTTGCTGTTGTTGATTCTGTTCGTGGTGCTGTTGGTGGTGCTGTTAATGGTGCTGTTGGTGTTGCTGTTGTTGATTCTGTTCGTGACGCTGTTAGTGGTGCTGTTCGTGACGCTGTTGGTGGTGCTGTTAGTGATGCTGTTTTTGGTGCTGTTATTGGTGTTGTTCATGATGCTGTTCGTGGTGCTGTTCATGATGCTGTTCGTGGTGCTGTTGATGGTGCTGTTTTATCTTTAATAGAAAAACAAAAATTAAGTTGGCACAATGTTTTAGGAGGTCAATTTTGGGTTGGCGGGTGGTATTGGGGAACGGCTTATATTTCTTTTTTTATAGATTATTGTGGTTTAGAAGTTAATAATGATATAAAAGAAAGATATGAGATATATAAATCAATAAACTCATCTGTCAATTATATTTGGTGCAACAAGGATTTTGTTATAGTTTGTAATCGACCCAAGAAAATAAATCTAAACTCTCAAGGTCAATTACATTCTATTGAAGAAAAATCAATTATATATCCTGATGGGTGGGGTATGTATAGTTTTAATGGAGTAACAGTTGAGGAAAAATTGTTTCACCAATTATTAAATAAAGAGTACACATTTGATATGTGGACTAAAGAAAAAAATGAAGAAATAAAATCTTTAGTGTTGGCTTTTTATGAAGAAAAATTTGGAGGAGAATTTGTATTTAGGTTTTTATCTAAATATTTAAAAGAAACAGATACTTATGTAGATAAAAAAGAAGAAAAATACCTTGAAAAAACAACAAAAGGAATGAATATAGGCGTGTACACTTTATTTAAAGGAAAAGTCAATAACATTGACATATCTTATGTAAGATGCTACTGCCCCAGCACCGATAGAATGTTCTTTTTAGGAGTTAATCCTGATATAAATAATGCTAAAGACGCTATCGCTTCTCTTTGCCAAATTCCTCTTAAATTGAAAGATAATCTTATCTCTATTAACAGACAGGGTGAGATATTTAGCTTTAAGTTTGATGAAAAAGGAACAAAAAAGTTAAAAAACAACGAATTAACAAAAGAAGATTATTCTAATGTTGTATCTTTAAAAGGTAATGAATATTTTAGTAAATTAAAATTTGAATATTAAAAAACAAAAAAAAATGAAAAAAGAGACATTTTTACAAGAAAAAGTAAACGTTGCTACAAAATCTACAAATGGTCATTTCGTAGAAAATCACAAACAGGTTGTTTGTTTGGATGGGGTAAAAGAAGCATTTTACGTTGATGGGGATGCTATTCTAACCACTTATAACCATGAAACTTTGCCTTTAGAAAAGGACTGCTTAATTATGCCTCAACAAGTTTACAATCCTTATTCTAAGTCATTGGAAAGGAGCAGGGATTAATATCAAAAAAAAAAAATAAGCCATGAAAAAATTTAATATTAATGATAGTATGTATATTAAAATAACTGATGCGGGTTGGAAATATTTAAAAAAAACAGTTGATGATGAATATATAACTTATTGTATAAAAAGTAGAGAAAAAATAATTAATGGACAAACATGGTATAAACTTCAATGCTGGGATTGTTTTAACTTAATGCCTCCAAATTTTGGAGGCTTTCCTTTATTTGAAACTAACGTTATGTTTGATGATGAAGATTTAGAAGAAATTTAAATTATTTACTTTTATACCAAAATCTTTTAATTAATTTTAATAAAATAAAAATTTATGAGAGATTATTATTTTAAAGTAGAACATGAATATCAATTTGAAACTCTTAAAGCTTTAGCTTTAGCAAAAAATATAAGCATGTGTAGTGTATATATAAAAGAAGGTTATGAAGAATGGCCTTATTTTGTTTATGCAGTTAAAGAAAGAGAAATATTAGGGTCTAGCCACACTGAACATAGAATAAAAGTTAACTTTGAAGAAATGTGTACGTTACTTAGTGGTACCCCAAAAATAATAAAAATAAAATTAAATGATAAATACATAGCAGAAATCAATAATAATACTCAAAATATTACTGTAGGTTGTCAAGAAATACCTTTTAGTAAAGTGAAAGAGATTATGGATGTTATAGAATCTTTTGATAAATAATATAAAACCAATAATAAAAGTTATGATACAAACCTCAACTGAACGTCTCCAACAAATTGAACAAGAACGTGAATCAATTATGTTTACAGCTGGATTCCAAACATGGATGAAAGAATTAAACGTGTCACGCTTACATGCTGATTCTGAACCATTGTTTAATGCAAGAGATATGAATCAAAATTATAATTTTACTAAACTAAAACGCAAAACTAGATTTTCTAACCTAAGCTCCCTATTTAATTTTAGTTTATAAAAATAATTTTTTATGATAAAGGTTACAATCACTAAGCAAGAACCAAAAGTGGATGTTAAACCATTTCCTAAATTAATGAAACTAAATAATGGAGCGATAGTATTTTTTACTGAGTATAATAAAGGTATATATTTGGGAGGATATTCAGGATATAATCATATTGGATAGTACTTTGATAGTTGGGATATGTTGGATGCTGTTGATTTTAATGATCCTATAACTTTACAAAATGAATAATAACATACAAGAACCACATTGCTCATTTGAGGTGAGTAAGTTATTGAAAGAAAAAGGATTTAAAGTCTATTCTCAATATAAATATTTTGAACAAAAACCTATAGGTTATAACTTAGTAAATTTTATACCAAATAAAGAAATATTAAATATTATAGGTTATGATTTAATGCTCGCTGATGGAAGATATGAAAATATAGATTTTTTCACATTAGCACCAACCCATGCTGTAGCTATAGAATGGATAAGAGTAAACTTTGGTATACATATATTCGCAGATTTTGATTTAGGATGGGAAGGAATTATAGTTGTTCCAGTAGGATATTATGAAAATGGAAAATTTCCAAGTTTAGGCGAAATTTCAAAATTTGATACACCTCAAGAATCCACAGAAGCAGCTCTTTTATATACATTACAAAACTTAATAAAATAATATGGAACAAATTACCACATCATTATTACAAATCATTTATAACAGGGCTGTTGAGTATTGCCTCGCAGCTTATAAGCATGGAGAACCAGACGCAATAGAACTTGAAAAAGATAATACTATATGGGCTATATGGAGGGATGAATATGGAGATAATATATCAGAGGAAATTTCTATTGAAAATCTCACAGAAGATTTAGATAAAGTTCATGCAGAACGTATGATAAAAGAAGCAGAAGAAAAAAGAAAACGTCAAGAATGGTTAGTTGAAAAGAGAAAACAAGAAGAAATACAAGCCCGTGACCAACGATTTAGACAGTTTCAAGAATTAAAAAAAGAATTTGAATAAAAACCATAATTTCTTTACTTAATTTTATCAAAATAAATAAGTTATGAAATTTACAATTCAAAAATTAACGTGTGAACGAAGATATAATCGTAAACACGAACCATATAAACATCATAATAAAATGTATATATGGCCAAGTAAAGAAACGGTGTTTGAAAACCTGATAAACAGACATAACCGCCCCCATACAACATATAAAAAAGAAATAATTCCATTAGTGATGGAGATGTTAAAAAACACCAATGAAGAAGTATATAATGCGTTAAAAGATGTAAAATGGGGATGGAGACAAAAATGCGGATGTGATTGCCCATGCTCGCCCGGTTTTATAGGAAATGGATGTGGCATGTATGATATACATGTTACATTTAGTGTAAAAGAATAATTAGGTTTGATAAACCTAAATTTTATTGTTAATTTTAGTTTTTAAAAAAATTAATAGGTTATGTTAGAAAAATATTATAAAATATTAGCTATATATAATGGAATTATACAACATGAAGCTAATCATCAAAATATATTGTACTACACACAAACTGAAGCTGAAACTTATTTAGAAGAAAAATGTAAAGCCAATAATGACTATACAACGACGTATGTAATAATACCAGTATATATAATGCAAAGCGATACTGAGCGATATAAAAATTATTTAGAAACAGTTGCAAGAATAAATACAAAATACATATCTTCATTCTTAAACTAAACAGTTATGAACATAATAGAAGAATTACAGAAAAAAGCGGCGCAAAGAGCCGCTTTAGCCGGTGTTATATTGGGTATAATGAAATGCGACGTTGATATTGATATTAACCGAGTTAAAACCACTATAGCCGTGACTTTGAGTGAAATGGTTGAGTTAGATTTAATGGTGGGTGATGAGGTTGACATAATGATGTTTAGTGCTATGAAAGAACATATTGACGGTGAAATAGCAATAGATGATGCTAATAAGATTATTGGGGAGGAGAGTTGATAAGTATATGGGTTTATAAGTAAATTTTAAAGCCCGAAGCCTTTTAATTAATTTTAGCTAAATAAGTAAGTTATGAAATACACATTTTGGATTTACACAGATCGTTTTGAACGCATTCAAAATGAATTAAAGGATAAAGTAGTTATTTTAAAAACAGACGGTGATTTATCTGAGATTGAAGTAACATTAAATGATAGTAAAGATATGTTAGATTTATTTCATGCTGGAGCACCTGTTATAACTAGAAAAGAAGAAACAGGATATAAATATTTTAAGTCCAACGAATTTGGCTGGCATTATTTTAAAGATGGAGATTGCCAAATTTCAGTTGATAATTTAGGCAGAGCCTTTCCTCCTAATGATTCTCCATACGACCTTTTCATGGCAGAAGAAGAAAATAAAACGAACAATTTAAGTTGGGAAAATAAAGAAGGTAGTTTTCTTGAAATAGAAACCTCAAACAAACAGAATGAAGAAGCTGAAAATAGAGGGTATAAGCGTGGCTATGAAGAATGTTTTATCGCAGGTTCACAGAAAAAAGAACGTGAATCCAAAATCAAGGAATGGGCGGCGTTATTTATTTCAAAAAGCATAATCGTTGATTATCGTGGTAATATAATATTCCAATTAAGTACAGAAGAAGCCATTAAGATAGCAACTGAATTATACGACACTAAAATAGAAAACAAATGAAAAATATACTAAAACAATTAAAACTATATGGTAAAGCAACATTAATTGTTGCGGCTATTCTTGGATTACTTATTGGAATACCAGCAGGAATAATTTATATGGATAAAACAATAGGTACAGTAACAACTGTTAAAATATTGATAGGTATTTTTGCTATAGCTTTAATTATAGCAGTTAAACGTGAAATTGAAAATTAACCAAAACCATGAATAAAGGATTATTTGTACATATAATAACAACAGTAGTATATATATTACTTGCTGTATTTGTTTTATATGATGTAAAATTAAATGTAGGTATTAGGTTTATGATTGTATTATTTTGGCTTATGTCACAGGCAGGAGTTATTCTGTATAATACAGATAAAGAATTATATGAATGACCCTGAATAAAAAATATAGTAAAGAAAAATACACAGTAACGAAACAAACCAATACCAATATAATCCAGAATATAAAATATAATAATGAAACGTGGTAGTACAAGAATATAATAAATTACAATAATATAAAACAATGTTATACAATACCAAATAGATGACAAGTATGGATGACAAGCAGTATTAATAGGTGACCGACAATAATATAAATATGGTTATGTAAATATATAGGGATAGGATAGTAGGTGGAAAGTAAATAAAATATGGGTGACGTGGCGATTTGGGTCTGGTGGAAAACCCACGCCACACCCCCATCTATCCATAACTCAAATAATATATAAGTATATATAATGCCTCTATAAATTGGTGCATAACCACTACAGGTTGGTACGTATCCACTACAGGTTACCTCTATAGGCTATACTCTAACGGTTGCATGATAGCCTCTGTTGATTCACTGTTTGTATTTTGGGCTAGCCTATGAAGTTACGTATACCCTACCACATCTCCAAACCCACCTTATACAAAACAAGTTTGGCTACATACAAAAACAATACTATCTTTATGCCCAATAAATTAAATAATGTTATGAGTAGATTAAACAAAACAGCCAAACTTGCATTTTACACAGCACGTAAACGCCAGGGTGACACATCACGCCTTGCCGAAGCAACAGGATTAACACCGCGTTTCATTAACTATGTTAAAGCAGGTGAAAGAAATGTTAATGATACATTAGCAAATGCAATGTATTCAATTTCACGTCGTCGTGTAAAAAACAGCGAATTGGCGTAAAACAGTTAGTGTTGGTAAGGGGGCCCCGTCAGAAGTGATGGGGTCTTTTTTTATTGGTATGGGGGATACGTGGAACAGATACATAACCATCACAGACTATACCATACCCTGCTTCACACCGAGCATACCTTTGATCCCTCCACGTGTTTCATTACGCGCCCGCCCATTAATCGGCAACCTAAAATTAAAAAGAATAATTGGGGTAACCAAACCAAGGGGCTAAATTGTTTAACCACAGTTAATTTACTAATTTTATTTTGTAAAAAATAATATATGAACAATTTTGGAATTATAGTACCCGTATTAATTATACCATCACTTTTGATGATAAGTGAAGAAATAGGTTTAATTCACCTAAATTAATTTGTTAATTTTATAGTATAAATTAAATGTTATGAAAGTAAATAATTATGATTTAGTTTTAGAAATTATTGAAAGTTATGAGGAGGAAGAAATATTGAATGAGTTTAAAAATAGATTTAAAGAAGGTAAAAATATAAGTAAAAAAGATTATATGGAATTTTGTGGAGAATTTATTGATGATATAAGTGAATGGTATTATATTAAATTAAATTGGGAGTATATTATAAAAGGAGGTGATGAAAATGTATTTAATATAGAATAATGGTTATGAACAATAATTAAAAAACCAAGTATATGACACACAAACAACGATTATCATTTTATAAAGAACTACTCAAAGTAGTATGTGATGATCCACATACAGGTTATGGATTTTGTTATTATATAACGAGAGAAATGAAATCTTGGTATATCAAAAATAAAGTATATCCCATATGTGCTTATGATGATGATAAATTTAAAAAACACTTACCTGAATTATATAAAATGAAACCTGAAAAGACATATTATAACAATCCAGCGTATTGGTTTGCACCTACACCAAAAGGTTGGCAACAACGAATAGATTTATTACAACAGGTAATTGATAACATGTCCAAAACAAAATAACATGACAACTAAATACCCCACCGAAAATAAAGAAACCATTATATTAATGGTAATGAGTTATATTATATATTTTTATATTGCGTATGTAATCGCAACAACGTTTTAAATTTGGTTTTGTTAACCACAATTATGATGTTAATTTTAATTTATTAAATAATTAAGTATATGAAAACGATTAATGATCAAATTGATATTTACAGTACATTAAATAAAGCACAAACCGCATTTAATAAAAGTAAAGTACCATGTCAATTACTTGAGGCTAAATTAGGTAAAATAACAAGTTATTTTATTGATCGCTCAAAAACAGCTATTGTTGATTGGCCCAATAATTATACTTTAATAAGTGAAAAATAAAATTTGATCACCCACAATCACTTTATTAATTTTAGTTCATTAAATAATAAATAATAAAAATTAAAGGTTATGAAAAAAACAAAAAACACCACCAATTCAACTACAGATGTACTTGAATTAGTAAATGAAACTCCAATTACAGAACAAGTAAATGTTACTATTACTAACCCGGTAGTAGAACAAGTAAAAAAACAACGTGGTAGACCAATTATCGCGGATTCTAACCGCCAAAAACGTATCCTTGATTTACAAATGCGTAGAGAAAATGGTACATTGAAATTAGGTCGTCCAAAAATGACACCTGAACAAAAAGCAAAATCCGAAGCACTTAAAGCACAATTTAAAATGTTTTTAGAGAGCCAAGGAAAGTAATGCAAGTATTTAAAAAGGATATGGATCAAAGAAATTTGGTCCATCTTTTTTCTTTAGAGGATGTAGTAAAAATTTTTGACCTATAGAGGATCTGCTCCCCAAACAATAGAGGTCCATCATGGGGGAGTTTTAGAGGACCGTGGTCTTCTATGTATTTATACATCTTAAACACAAGCCTGCATCGACAAATATATACATATATACCACGCCATACCAAAAATAAAAACTCACTTTGTATCCTTAATTCTTTTTTATATATTTACAAGAAAAAAACTATGTTTGAATTAGCCCAATATATGAAAGAAATAAGAACAGAACTACAGGAATTATTCGAAAGTTTTGACAATGAAATACGCAACTCAAATGATGAAGAAATATATTCAGACGCGTACAATAATATAGGTTCCAAATTAGAAGACGCCATAGGAGAATTAAATATAATGATAGGAAGTATAGAAAATGGAGATTACAATAAAGATCATGAAGTTGAAGAATATTAATACACCCCCTAAAATAAAGTTATGTTTTTTCCGTTACTGTACCAAATTATAATCCCGTATGTTTTATTGGGATATATTGTTACTCGTATTATTATCCGATTAAATAAATAATTTTCGTATTTGCCCTTTTGGTATAAAATATCCGGAAGGGCAAATCCCTTTTTTTTATAATCTTTTTTCACAAACATGAATATATACTTATATAGTTTAATATCCGCATTTAAACCGCATATAATGCGGTTATTTTCGCCTAAAATTTTTTTCAATGAAATACGTTAACCCAAACGAGGCCCACTATTATATCAAGTTATCTGCGCGTTTATTTCGCAAAGCCACCCATTATACATTGTTACTCTCTACTCACCCTTATTATCCAGCTTTTAGAGATAATGGTAAAGAACTATGGCAGGATGTAATTTATCTTACAGAAGCAGTTTATGATGCAAGTGGTGCTGTATGTAAACCAGAATGGGTATATGTACTAGTTAATTCATCTATGCCTGGTATAGTTAAAATAGGATTAACTACTACTTCTGTTTCTCAACGTGTACGTGAAATAAATAAAACCACGGGTATTCCTACACCATGGGTTCCTGTTTTTGATTTTAAATGTACACGTTCTGATTTATTGGAGGCTGAACTCCATGAATATTTTGATGCTTATCGTGTTGCTGATAATAGAGAAATGTTTTACATTGATTCCATGACTGTTCAAAATGTTATACTGGAGTTGGGTGATAAATATCGTTCACCACTCTGGATAAAATTAGTTGAGGATAATGAGAAAAAATAGTATATACGTATATGTATTTATGCAAAGAATGTAGAAATGTTTGGAAACATAAAGAAAATTCATTAACTTTTTGTAAAGATGAGAAAAATTAGAATATTAACATTAAATTATTGTGATGCATGTAATTGGTTAAAGAGAGAGTTAGAGAGTGAAGGGTTAAAATTTACTAACATTGATGTGGAACAGCATGACCAATTCGCCTCTGAAATTGAAAAAATGTTTAAAACAGAACATTACCCAATTATATTCCTTGATGGGGAAACAGATGTTATAACTATCCTCTCAGAAACAAACTTGGAACCCTCACCTTCTTTATATATATTTGATACAATCCCACAGGCGATTGACCTGATAAGAAAATTATTATGAGATACAAAGATGCAGTAATCCATAAGTTAGAGCAACTTGAAAATAGACTTATATCTTTATCATCATCTCTTACTTATCCTAACATGACAGTTGAAAAGTTTAGAGATATGATAGATGAGTTAAAAGCTCGAATTGAAGAAGTAAAATCATTAGTTAACGCAAACCCATCTGAATAAGTTATGGCTTTAACTCCAGAACAAATAAAAGATAATTGGGATAAATTTCTCAACACTGTTAAACAATATATTTCTCCTGAACGAGCAGATAAGTTACTTGCGTTTTATACTAAATATGAAGAACGTTTTATTATGATGCCTGCGTCTAATAAACCTCAATATCATAATTGCTTTCCAGGTGGATATATAGATCACGTAAATAGAGTAGTTGATGCGGCGCTTCAATTGAATAATGTATGGAAGTCATTAGGTTGTTGGGATACATATACTACTGAAGAGCTTGTGTTTTCTGCTTTACATCATGATTTAGGCAAATTTGGTACATTTGAACATGAGTCATATCTTTCTCAAACAGATCAATGGAGACGTGATAAATTAAATGAACAGTATATGTTTAATGATCGTTTAGAATATATGAGTGTACCTGATCGTTCTCTTTTTTTATTAAATGAACTTAGCATCCCTTATACTAAAAATGAAATGCTAGCTATTAAGTTACATGATGGTTTATATGATGATGCTAATAAACCATATTTACTTACATTTATGCCTGAAACAAAGCCTCGTACTTCAATAGTATTTATATTACATCAAGCTGATTTGTTAGCTTCTCGAGTTGAATTTGAAAATGAATGGTTGCCTAAATTACTTGGTGAAAAAAAGGTGGAAAATGAAAAAATAAATGTTACTGTAAATAAAAATAATTATGTTGTTAAACAAAAAGCTTTAACAAATTTAGGAAATAAAAATCCTAATTTAGCAAACATATTAAAAAATATATAAAATTATGTTAGGTCTGATTTCTATTATTCTATGGATAGCCACTATCATTGGTTATATAATTTACAATTTATTTCAAAAAAATACTAAATTAGAAACTATAGTTCAAAAACAAGACTATCAACTTCGTGCTATAACTCAAATAATTAATGAATCAAATAAAATACTTGAACAAACTGAATTAACTCAAGCTTTTAAATCTGATGATCAAATTGGCGCGTTTTTTAATAATTTGAAGATTATTCAAGAATCTCTTAACGAATTTAAAAATAATTAAAAAATGAGTGAAGAGATATTACTTACTAAGAAAGGGACTGTTCGTAAACGCAAACCTAAACAATCTATTAATTATTTTACTCAAGATACAGAAAATGCTATTATTGAGTATCTTAATACTGTTGATCCTATTAAACGAAATAAAATCTATAATGATCGAATTAATTATGCTTTTCATAAATTAACAGAAAATATTATTCATACTTTTAAATTTTATTATAGCGAAGTTGATACTATACCAGAATTACAACATGAAGTAGTAGCGTTTTTACTTGAAAAATTACATTTATATAATCAAAGTAAAGGTAAAGCTTATTCTTATTTTGGTACTATAGCTAAACGTTATCTTATTCTTTATAATAATAATAATTATAAAAAATTAAAAGATAAAGCTACTGTTGAAGAAGTAGATAATGATAAATCAATTTATATTGATATTATTAATAATAGTGAAGAATTATATATTGAAACAACATACTCTTCTTTTTTAGACCAATATATTGCTTATATTGATAGTAAATTATTTGATTTATTTCCTAAACCAAATGATGCTCGTATAGCTGATGCTATTATAGAATTATTTCGTAGACGAGAAAATATAGATATATTTAATAAAAAAGCTATTTATATATATGTTAAAGAGCAAATAGATGTTACTACTCCACAAATAACTAAGATTATTAAACGTCTTAATATTCTTCGTATTAAATTATATAATGAATATTACGAACATGGATATATAAGTAAGTAGATTTTTACTTTTCATATTTATATAAAAATAATATGGATTTTAATAATCAAGAGATTTTTAAGGGCAAAACAATGTCTGATTTATTTAAAGAGATTTATAATAACTCTAAAAGTAAAGAAAAACAAATAGGTGCACTTATAGATCAACTTAAACCTATGATTACAGAGGTTGGTGATGCTATGATGATTGTTCCATTACTTAAGGAGTATATGGAACTTTCTATTAAAAATGATGAACATCTTATTAAAATGGCTAGTATTGTTCAACGTTCTATGTCTAATTCAAACAACGATGAGAATACTTTACTAAGTGATAAAGATAAAGAAATGCTATTTCAAGCATTACATGAATCAACATTACCTATAAAAGCTACAGCGTAATGGGACTTGAAACTACCATAATAACTGGAAACTCTAGTGTTTCAAGTGTTGGATTTAATAAATCTAATACTAGTCCTCTTACTTTATATTCTAATACTGATATATATGGAAGAGTAACTAAAGTTAATTTTGATAGAACTATTGAATATGAACTTATCCAAAATAATTTAGGTGTTTCTGCTGTTAATAATATTAATGTTAAAACAGGAACCGCTAAGCCTTTACAACCATATAAAGTACGATTACCTATTTTAAATGAAATCGTTCCTTTAGTTAAAGGTCCTAATATAACTGTTGGAAATAAAATAGGACAATATGATAATACTTTATATTATTTAGATCCTATTGGTGTTTATAATAATGTAAATGATAATCAAATAGTTAAAAATAATATTTTTATTAATACTAAAAATTCAAATAGTAGTTTATCTATTAATAATATTAAAAAAAATCAAATAGGTATATAATAATGTCTGATAATTTTTTAGAAGCGCAATATTTTAGATCTACAACTGAAGGTAATGTAGCTATTGAAGGTAGATCTTCAAATGGGCTTATTTTAGATAATAATGAAAATTCATTTTTATTATCAGGATTAAATTCAGATGATTTAATTAAACTTCAAAAACAAAATTATCAAGGTACTATAGATATAAATGCTAATAATAATTCTTTTATAGGTGTATTAAAAAATAGTACTCAAAATATAATTCTTGGAAGTACTAATTACACTACCTTTAATCATATTTTAACTCAAAATGCTAATCCTATAAAAATTATCACTCCAGTTTTAAATATAACTTCTTTAAATAAAACTGAAGATTATTTACCAACTATAGAACCTAAAATTCAAATTGAAAATAATACTTTACAACTAGCTGAAGGTGAAACTATAGTTGAATTTTTACCTGATAGAGAAGATCAACAAGATCCTAATCAATTATATAATGTTGATGATCTTCCACGTCATAAAATAGAAACAACAAATATTTGGCTTTCTAATATAACATCAACTGATTTAAATATAAAAGATATTAATTTTACATCTAATAATATATCTTTTAATGATGTTAATAATGTTTCTCTTATATCTTATTTAATCCACCAGCAAGGTTCTGCTGGGTTAAAAGCCATTTTGTACTATGCTAATATAGGAGCGAATCGTGTCCCTAAAAATTCATTTACTTCTGAAGATGTTAATTTAAACATGTTTGGAAAAAAATTATATCCTAATTCATCCAGCTTAGGTAATGTTGGGGATAATTTTGAAAAATTGTTTGGTAAAAATTATACTCCAGCTAATTTTTTAAAATATTGGATCTTAACATTTAGAAAAAAATATAATGGAGCTCAAAGCATAAATAAATATGATAGTATATTTATTCCTTTATCTAAAAAATTTAATGTGCCTTTAGATTTAATTAAAACTATATGTAATATAGAAAGCGGTTTTAATCCTAATAATGGTAATAACCAATATAAAGGATTATTTGCCATTTCAATTAGAGAATTTAAAGAAGTATACCCAAATGATAATGATATATATAATGATGTTAAAAATATAAATGTGGGAGTGCAAGCAATTAAAAAATACTTATTAAAAGTAAATAATGTTTTAAGTGTTATAAAATGATAGATCCTTCAAAATATAATAAAGAACAAATAATATTATCATCAGGCCGTTTAATATTAAATAGTCGAAATGAAAATATATTACTTAATTCTAAACAATATATTAGTTTAAGTGCTAATGAAGGTGTTAATATTGATATTGGTGTAGTTGATAGTGATAATAAACAAAACCAATTATTGGTAAATGCCCCTAAAATTCAATTTGGTTTAGATAGATATGGTGTTGTTGAGCCTGTTGTTAAAGCTGAAGAATTAAAAAAAATATTTATTGAATTAATAGATAATATAAATAATTTTAATGATATTATGAGTAATATAGCTATCGCTTCTCCTACTTCTATGTTTAGTACATTATATAAAATTAATGCTAATAAATTAAAAACTAGTTTATTATTATTAAAAACTAAATTAAATAATTTTAAATCTAAAATTACTAATACTATATAATGGTTAATTTAATAAATAATCAAGGAAATTTAAATTCATTATTTAATGATTTTTCTCAACAAAATTCATTAAAAGACCTAAATGCTACTTCTTTAACTTTAGCTAAATTAAGTAATATAGTAACACCTTTAATATCTAAAATATTTGATTCTAACACTAGCATTAATAGATTAATAGATGATTTAATTCAATCTACTAATAATCAACTGTCAACTAAAGGTAAAATAATTATTGATGGATCTAAAATTACTTTTATTCCAATAAAAAATGAATCTTATGATTTATATATAAAAAATTTTAATAATGGAGTAAACAAAATAAAAAATCGATTATCTATACTTAATATATCTATTAATGATTTCAAAAAGTTTCAAAATATATTATTAGGATTGATAACTATACTGCAAACTAAATCATTAGCTGAAAAAATAATACTTAAAATAAAATTAAAAGCTGTGCAAGCTGAATCAAGTTCTCCTAGCCCTGCTAAACCATTATCTGGACAAATAACTACTACTTTTTTTGATAATATAGATGATAGATTAAGAAAACTTGAAGGTAAACCTATAATATCTACTCCTAATAAAAACACAACAAATGATATATTAAATATATTAATATTGTTAACAGCTGTTTTAAATAATTATTTACCAAATATACTAAATGAGTATAATTTAATAAATGATAAAATACAGCAATTACAACTTATTATAGGGAATACAGCAACTATTGGACAACAAGATTTAAGTCATTTAAATATTGGTTTATCACCTAGTACTGATATAACTGAAACTTATGGACCTTATATTATAAAAATTGAAAAACTAAATGATGGAAGTTATCAAGCTGTAGCATATAATCAATTTTCAAATTTAAAAATAATACAAACAGCTCCAAGTAAATTTATTAAACCTGATAGTTTAATTAATGAACTTAAACAAATACTTATTATATAAAAATATTTATAACCATGAAAACAAATGTATTTATAAAAGTTTTACGTAAAGTTATACGTGAAGAAGTAAGAAGCGCTATACAAGATGAAATAGATTTATTAAATGAAATAGTAGAATCTAAATCACCTAAAAAACCATTTAAAGAAAATAGTTCTTTACAATCAATACTTCCACCCGCTAAAAAAACAAAAACACCAGTTCCTTCTTCACCTCTATTTAGCCCAAATAACCCATTAGCTGATTTATTAAATGAAACATATAACTCAGGCGAATGGCGTGGAATAAACATGAATTCAGGAAATGTGCAAGACTTTAGCAATGAACCATTAGTTGTAAATTCAATAGATGATATGTTAGCTAATACACGTCCTGCAGGTGATATAAACGCAGTACAAATAAATGCTGTACCTGATTTTAGCGCGCTGATGAGTAAAATGAAAGAAAATGGCCAAATATAATGCTTAAAAATAAAATAATATATAAATATAATCTTCAAGATCTTAAACCAAAGCAAGGTATTGGTATTAGTGTATTATTTAATAATACATCTATTTTTAATCAAACTTTTACAACTAAAGAACAAGTAAAAGCTAATTTAATAAATTATATATTAACTAACAAAGGTGAACGTTTTTTTGATTCTAATTTTGGAGGTGATTTAAGAGCTATGATTTTTGAGCAAGATACATCTTTTGATAATATAAGTGCTAAATTAGAAAATGAAATATATAATTACGTACCTAATATTATAATTAATTCAATTAATTTGAAAAAATATTCTGATCAAAACTTAATAAATATAATTATAGACTATTCTATTAATAATCAAACAGATCAATTAAGTATAAATATAAATCAATAATGCCTCAACAAGATATAAAATATATTAATAAAGATTTTAATTCGCTTAAACAATCATTGATTGATTATGCTAGAACTTATTTTCAAAATTCATATTTAGATTTTAGTCCTTCTGCTCCCGGAAATATGTTTATTGAGATGTCTGCGTATGTTGGGGACATTTTAAGTTTTTATACTGATACTCAATTACAAGAAACTTTATTATTATATGCCCAAGAAAGAAAAAATATTATAGCTTTAGCTTATGCTTTAGGTTATAGACCCAAAATAACAAGTGTCGCTAGTGTTAATTTAGATACCTACCAATTAATACCATCAGATGCATCTAATAATTTCCAACCAGATTACAGATATACTTTAAGAGTAGATTCTAATTCTATTATTAAATCATCATCTAACCCTAATATTACTTTTTTAACACAAAACTTAGTTGATTTTTCTCATTCTTCATCATTTGATCCTACAACTGTAACTATATATCAGTATTATACTAGTGGGCCTAATGATGGTAAGCCTGCTTTTTATTTATTGAAAAAGCAAGTAGAAGCCATTTCTGCTACTGTTAAAACTACTACATTTACTTTTGGTTCCCCAACACAATTTCCTTCAGCTACTGTAACAGATACAAATATTATACAAGTATTAAATATAACTGATAGTAATGGAAATACATGGTATGAAGTACCATACTTAGCTCAAGATACTGTTTTTGATGAAACATATAATATATCAGTTAATGAGCCTAATTATTCAAATCAAGCTAATTTTGCTCCTTTTATATTACGTTTACGTAAAGTACCTAGAAGATTTATTACTCGTTTTAACAATGATAACAATTTAGTTATATCTTTTGGTTCAGGTGTTACTTCAACGCCCGATGAAGTTTTAATACCTAATCCTAATAATGTTGGTTTAGGTATTGTTGATGGTATTAGTAAATTAAATTTAGCTTATGATCCATCTAATTTTTTATACACTAATGAATATGGTATAGCTCCTTCAAATACTACTTTAACTGTCACTTATTTAACTGGTGGAGGAGTTGAGTCTAACTTACCTATAAATGATATTAATATAACAGTTACAGCTAATACATTTATAAACAGTTATAATTTAGATTCTAGTTTAGTTAATATAGTTCAAAACTCATTAACTTTTAATAACTCTGTAGCTGCTTCTGGAGGTGGTCCTGGAGAAACAACTGATCAAATTCGTTTAAACGCGTTAGCTAATTTTCCAACTCAAAATAGAAATGTTACTAAAGAAGATTATTTAGTTAGAATTTTATCTATGCCTGCCAAATATGGTTATATAAGTAAAGCTTATGTAACTCAAGATTATTTAATAAGTAACCCAACAAACCAAAATTTTATTAATAGTAACCCATTAGCTATATCAGCTTATATATTATCGTCAGATATAAATGGAAATATGACTACAGTAGCTAATGTTGTTAAACAAAATTTAAAAACATATCTTGCATATAATAAAATGGATAGTGATGCTGTTATTATTAAAGATGCTTATTACGTAAATATTAAAATTAATTTCGATATTACTGTTTTACCTGCTCATAATGCTCAAGATGTTTTAAGTAATGCTATTAATGTTGTTACTAATTATTTTAATATAAATCAATGGCAAATAAATCAACCAATTATTTTATCTGATATATATAATAAAATAGCTTCAGTATCTGGAGTACAATCAGTTATTAATGTAGATATTGTAAATTTAGCTGGAGGTAATTATTCTCCATACGCTTATGATATAAAAGGCGCTACAAAAGCAGGTGTTATCTATCCTTCATTAGATCCATGTATTTTTGAAGTTAGATATCCTAATACAGACATTTATGGTCGTATAGTTACTTATTAATATATAAAAGTAAATCTTTTTATATTTATATTGGAATAAATTAATAAAATGGCTGTTTATAAAATATTTCCAATACAGGATACAACTCTTTATTCTGACTATACTACTTTAAATACAGGATTAGATAGTATTTTAGATTTATCTAAAACTATATCTCTTATAACACCATCATCATCTGCCGCTCGTATTCTAATACAATTTAGTAATGATGATATTCAAAATACTGTTAATAATATTATTAATCCAAGTATAACAAGTGGAAGTTGGGTTTCTAATTTAAAATTATATAACGCTAATGTTCAAGGTATCCCAACAAATTTCTCAATTGAAATACATCCAATATATGAAAGTTGGGATATGGGTACTGGTCGCTTCAGTAATAATCCTGAAAATAGCGATGGTGCTACTTGGCAATATAGGAATGCTAATTCAACAAATGCTTGGCAAGTAAATAGTTTTATTAATCCTGCTGTTACTGCTTCTTATGTAACTTCAAACGCTGGTGGAGGAAATTGGTATACTTCATCAGTTAGCCAATCATTTTCATATTATACAAATAAAGATATAAACACTGATGTAACTCAATTTACTGCTTGGTTTTATAGTGGTTCTATAAATAATAATGGATTTATAATTAAAAATACAGGGTCTATTGAGTTTGATAAGAATTATCAATATATTTTTGATTTCTTTTCTAGAGACACTAATACTATTTATCCACCATGTTTGGAATTTAAATGGAAAGACAGTACATTTAATACTGGATCAACAGCATTTATTGGAACTGAAAATTTATTGATTTCAGTATCTAATAACAAAAATATATTTTATAATAATGAAGTAGTTAAATTTAGAATATTTGCTAAAGAAAAATATCCACCACGTGTTTTTTCAACAACTTCATTATATATATATAATAAGTTATTACCTGTATCTTCATCATATTCTATTATAGATATGGATACAAATAATAAAGTAATTGATTTTGATTGGAATTATACTCAATTAAGTGCAGATACCACAAGTAGTTATTTTAATTTATATATGAATGGTCTTGAACCTGAAAGATACTATAAAATACAAATTAAATCTAAAATAAATAGTGGTACTTATACCTATGATGATGGATATTACTTTAAAGTATCGCAAACTGTATAATAAATGAATGAAACAATAAAAATACAAAAAACTATTTATAGTATAAATGGTATTAATAATATTATTGATACTAATTTTACTCAATTAATTAATCCAACTGTTTCTTCATCTATTGCCCCTACTCAAACAATTGATGGATTTTTTAATGAATATAATACTTTATTTTATGATATTCCTTTATCGGGTTCCGATGAATCTCATTTATCATTAGCAACCAGAAGTTTAAATTATTTAGGTTTATCTTTAACAGATTTACAAGATGAACTTAATAGTTTAAGACAAGAAAACGTTAGTTTAAAAAATCAAATATTACAAATTAGTAATATAAAAATAGGTAGTTTAGCCCAATAATTATGGCAATAAAAGTAACTCAAATATCTTTTAATAATAATATTTTAAGTACTGAAGAAGCATCTTTAGTATCTACAAAAGATCTAATCAGAAACTTTGGAGCATCTGAGGATTTTATTGAGATGCATATTTTAGATCCTTTAAATAATCTTGTTTATTCTGTTGTTCCGTTTAAAAATTATCAAATACCTGGTAACTTACAAAGTGCTGGATATCCTACAATTAATGAACTTATCTTTACTCCTGATATTGATTTAAATAATTTAGGGATTCAAGTAGGTGATTATAAAGTTCAATATAATATTTTAAGACCTAAAGTTAATCTTACTTCTGATAGAACATTTTTTATTAAAGAAATATCCGATAATAGACAAGAAATAAGATTATCTACTAATAATATTACTAATACTCAAATAGAAAATGGTACTGTAAGTTTTATAAATGAGATTCAAGGTTTAAGTTATTTTAAAGAATTTTATATTAATTTAGGAAATAATGTTTTATTACCTGCTATTAATATAGCTTTAGATAAAAATACTTCACCTTATTCTATTTTAATTAAATTATTAGATCCACTTCCATCTCAATATACTACTTTACAGTTAGTTTCTATTGTTGATGAAATTTCAAATCCTCAAGTATTTGAAGTTAATATTGAACCTGATGCTATACCTGTTACTTTTCCTACATTACGTAGTCCTAATTTTAATATAGAATTGGATCAACATAGAATTGGTTCTACTCCTTATTATAATATTAATAATATATATAATAGTTTTACTACTTCAGTTGATCTTGAATTACAAAGTGCTTTAAGTCAACTTAGTGCTTCTGGATTTGAAGTAAATGTTGATTATACTGATTATAACAATTTTATTCATTTCTCATCTGCTAACTACAGATTGGTAAATTTTAAATATAAATTAAATCAAATAGAACTTTTCACTTCAGCCAGTGCTTCAGCAGTTAGCAGTGGAGTTTTAAGTGGTCAAATTGAAGCAGCTAAGCAACAATCTGCTATAAACAAAGTAATTCAAAGTTTTGATGGATATGAATATTATTTATATTCTGAATCTGGTTCTTATGCTTGGCCTAAATATAATAATATTAAACCATATATAAATCAATCAGTAACATCGTCTACTTCAATTGCGTTTTTTAATTCACAATCATATTCAGCTTCTGTTTATGATAGAAATAATCAAAATTATTTAATAAATGCTTTACCAACATATATAACAGATAATACTGATAATACTCAAGTAATAACATTTACTTCTGTTTTAGGACAAGTATTTGATGATATATGGATTCACATTAAATCAATAACTGATTTATACCAAGCAAAAAATAAATTAAATGAAGGTATATCTCAAGAATTAGTTTATTTTGCTTTGCGTTCTTTAGGTATAAATTTATATACTGATAAAGATCAACAAGATGTGTTTAATTATTTATACGGTACTAATACTGATGGTAGTTATTTGCCTTTAACTTCATCTTATCAAACCCTAGTATCTGCTTCTTCTTATACTACTCCTGGTAAAGATCAAATTGAATCATTTTATAAAAGAATATACACTAACTTACCTTTATTATTAAAATCTAAAGGTACTAATCGTTTTATACAGTATTTAAATACTATATATGGTATTTCTAATACTATAATGTCTCCTATTGAGTTTGGAGGTGTTGATAAAGTGACATCTTCATTTGAATATGAATATGATAGATTTACTTACGCTTTAAACTTATCTGGCAGTAATACAGTAATAATACCTTGGTTGTTTTTAAGCCAAAGTGCCGCTAGAACAACATATAATGATATAGTAGCAGATGGTATTGAATTTAGATTTAAAGCATCACCTTCATATTTACCTACTCAATCATTGTTTTATAGTGGATCTAACTTCCAATTAAACTTAATATATACCAACACAGGTTCAGCTAATACTATATATAATAATACAACAGGTAATTTTGGATATTTTAAATTTAATTTAGGTTCATCATCAGTTACTTCATCTATTATTCCTATATTTACAACAGGATCAAATGGAGATACTAGTTGGTATAATGTTTTAGTTCAAAGACGTTATCCTAATTATAGATTATCAAGTACAGGTAGCCAACAATACTATGATGTTTATGTTAAAAACCATGTTCATGATCAAATAGGACATGCTGTGAGCGCTAGTTTAAATACTACTACTCAAAATAATTACTGGTATAATCAGGGGATTTTAAATTTTGGAGGTGGATCTTATCCATTCTCTGGTTCAATACAAGAAATTAGATTATGGTCTAACTATATTTCTGAATCTGCTTTTAATTTTCATGTTTTAAACCCAAGTTCAATTGAAGGAAATATAACTTCATCTGCTTTTACAGATTTAGCTGCTAGATTTACTTTAGGTAATAATTTATATACTTATAACCATTATTTAACAAGTAGTATAGCATCTACTCATCCAGATCAAAATACACAAATATTATATTCTACATACTCAGGATTCCCTAATCAAAATAATTATTCATCTTTTATTGAAAAATATTACGCTGATGTAGCCAATTCTGGGTATTCAAATCCAGTAATTGATAAAGTTAGAATTGATAATAATACTACATACGGGTATGTTTTATCTCCTAATTTAAGTATAGTTAATAAACCTATCTTACCTATTTCTAAAGATATTCATTTATTGGAAACTGGTTTATCACCTCAAAATGAAATAAATAAAGATATTATAGCTGAGTTAGGCTCATTATATAATATTGATGATATTATAGGTAATCCAAGTAATGATTTTTCTAGTTCATATTTTGACTTAGAGATGTTACAAACAACATACTTTAAAAAATATAATAATAAATATAATTATAAAGATTTTATTACTTTAATTGAATATTTTCATAATTCGTTATTTAAAACACTTAAAGACTTTATACCAGCTAGAACAAATGCTAGTACAGGTATTACTATAAAACAACATTTGCTTGAAAGAAGTAAAATAACAAGACATGAACCTAATATTGAATTAAAAAATAATATTTCAACCTCTGTAGTAACTGACTTTATTAGTTCAAGTAATGGTGGAGGATATTTTAGTGGTTATGGAGATGGAAGTGATTTTTATAAGGGAGAATTAAGTGGTTCTTATATTAATTATGATGCTCAATGGGTAACATTAAATAAAAACTCATTTTTAGATAACTTTACAACTAAAACACTATATTCTTGCTCAATATTTAACATAACATCTAATCCTTTATTAAATAACGTTTCTGGAGGATTTACTTCTAGTTTTTTAAAAAAAATAAATTATAATCCTAACACTAATACTCATATAACAGGAGGGGTAGAAATACAAGATTTTACTTATACTTACCAACGACATATTAGACCAAGATATAACGGTTCTAAAACTACAAGTACTAACTATAATTCTTTTTTACCCGATGATTTATTATTTGGATTAAATAAACCATATGGTAAAAATCCCACTATAGACCATAATACTATTCAATTTGCTTTCTTCTCAGAAGCTACTTGTACAGGTTCACAGCAAATAGCAATGCCTGAAAGAACTAACTTGTATTTAAGATACTTAATTGATGCTAGTGGTTCTTTAACAGATTTAACAAGACGTGATTATTCAACTTTAAGTGAGCAACAACATTATGACTTATACCAAGTACAAAATATATTTAGAACAAATGACATAGCTAATATAGCTTTATTTGATAATCAAAATCCATCACGTCAAAAACCAATAGATGGTAATCATGATGTTTTTCAAGGAGGATATAGATATTATCCTACATTATGGAAATTAGGAGAAACAGATGAATTAATTTATACATTAAATTCACAAGTATATCCTAGTGGTTTTAGTACAGGATATGCTACTAATATTGCTAACTATACTATTACTAGTGTGTTTTATCAACAAAAAGTATCGGGATTTTTTAACTTTTTTACTGATCGAAACGTCACAGTGCAATATAACCCACCTACACCGGGAGCTTTTTTGCCATTTGATGTTATTGTAAGAGTTAGAATTGGTATTGTAGCAGGCAGTGATGATTATTTTGATATTACTATTAAAAGAACCAATCCTGATGGTTCACCTAATTATGTAGGGACTTATGGAGACGCCACTGGAGGATGGAGATATAATAATGGAAGTAATAGTATTATATCTGTTGTTCCTGGACCTGGATATAGTTTATTTACTTTTGATTTACCACCAGATATTGCTCCTTATAATAACCTAATAGTTAATAGTACAGATACAAGTATAGTATCTTGTTCAGCACAAATGTCAAGTTATTATAATTATGGATCATCCTCAGGCGGTTGGTTTTTTTCAGGCAGTGCTCCAGATAATTATGGTAATCAATTTTGCGCTCCTGAATATCCATTTCAATTAAATGTAGGTGACTTAGTAAGATTTGCTAGTGGGTCAGGAAATGTTAATACAGTTAATTTTTTACCTCAAGAAGAATATACTATCATTAATGTGTTTCCTCAAACACCTACTACAAATAGAGTAACATTTCAACTTGATAGACCTGTTAACCCAGCTTTAACAAGTTCATCAGCACCTTATAATATTGTAAGGTATGTTTTTTCAAGAAAAATACCTGATGAAACTAATATAGTAATGAATGTAAAGAAAAATCCAGGTCAAACATCAGGAGGTATTGTGAAGAATCTTAATATATCTAAAGAAGTAGATGATAATATTGCTAATGTTGTTAGTGATCTTAAGAGTAAAATATTTAGTACTGTATTAATACCTTAAATTTAATATATTTATATAAAATAATATTTAAATGTCATATTTAAACAATCAGTATGTAACAATTGACGCCGTTTTAACTAAAAAAGGCCGTGAATTATTAGCTCGTAATGATGGTTCATTCCAAATAACTCAATTCGCATTATCTGATGATGAAGTAGATTATACTTTATATAATCCAAACCACCCATCAGGATCTGCTTTTTTTGGTGAAGCTATTGAAGCTATGCCTTTATTACAAGCATTTGTAGATGAAACACAAGCAATGAAATATAAATTAGTTACTTTACCTCGTGGCACAAGTAAACTCCCAGTACTTAATTTAGGATATGCTTCTGTTTCTTTACGTCAAGGTGCTTCAATTAATATAACACCACAAACTTTAAATTATCTTGGTGCTACCACAGTATTTGAACCATCAGGGTATATTATGACAATTGGTGATTCAAGATTAACATCCACATTTACTGGTACTGGTATAGATACAACAGGTTTAAATTTAACTCAACCTATTGGAACTAGTGGTACTACATTATCTGTAACTCAAATTGGTACTTCATTTACAGTTGTAGCTACTACACTTAATACTTTATTTGGTACTAGTTTAAAGCAATTAACTACTACAATTAATGTTGTTGGTAGAGATAGTGGTGCTAGAATTACTATTCCATTAACTGTAACTAAAAACCAATAATTAAAAAATAATATGTCGTTTGCAGCATTCCAACCAGGTGACTCAGTAATAAGTTCAGATGCGACTATATCTGCTATGTGGTCTAATGGTATAACTACTTTAACTTCGTTTTTTACTTCTTCAAATCAAGAAGTATCAAATGGAGGTAGATTTTATCTTGATGTTTATAATTCTAACCCATTGTTTTCATCAGCAGCAGAAGTTCAGTTTTCTATAGCATATGGTCATGTCAGCGGATCGGGTTCAGCGTATTTTAACAATGCTATCCCTGATAAAACCCCAACCAGAGACATTTATGGTCAATACCGTAATTTAATTTTTGGAGATGAAAACGCTGCTTTTACTTTTGGTAGTTCAACTACAGTGTCTCCAGATATTATTGTTTTATCTATAAACAGAGCTCGTTTTAAAGAAGCAATTAACCCTGGTTCTTTAACTTTAAAATTAACTAGTGGTAGTAATAGTATTACTTTAACTGATGATTCTACTGTAACTACTACTTCAACATTTATTGGTTCTACTCAAGTATATCAATTATTAAGTGGATCAGCTAATAATGTTTATTCTACTTCTTATACATCTCAAGGTAGTTATGGTATAGTATTACCTAATGAAGGATTAATTGTTTTAAATCCAAGAGCACTAGCTTTAGCTCCTGGAACAAATGGTGGTATAAGTGCTATTTTTGATAATTCAAATTCAGCAACCTCACTATCAACAGGAAACGCTAATAATAGTCAAGTTTCTAGATTATTAAATAGTTTTAATTTACAAAACTATGAAACTATTTCTTCTGCTTACTTTTTTGTAAGAGTAAAAAATAGTGACTTTAATTATACAACTAACCCATCTATTATAGATAGTAATGGTAATTTATTATATACTAGCTTAATCTATAATCCCCAAACATACGCCACAACAATAGGATTATTTAATAATTCAGGAGATCTATTAGCTGTAGCTAAATTAAATAAACCGTTGGTTAAAGATTTTACTAAAGAAATGTTATTAAGAGTTAAATTAGACTTCTAATGTTACGCCAATGTCAGCATTTAAACGAATTAGTGTATCTGATGCTTTTGTAGTACCCTACATAGCAAACAAAAATTGGAATATTCCTTCTCAATCGTTTGTTACTAATAATATAGTTTTTAACTTTGGAACTAATATACCTGGCACTTTTGATCCTAATAATGAATATAATACTAATGGTCAGTTTGATCGTTTAGTTTATGATTCTGTTAATTTAACATATTATCCTACTTTTTTACCTACACAAGTAAATACAGGTTCTAGAATTAATACTATATATTATGATAATTTAAGTACTAGTTCGTACTATAATGGATATGTTGATTTAGGTAATAAAGATACATATAAATGGTTTCCTACATCATCTTATGCTAGTATTCTTACAATTAATATTCCATTTGAATTAGCGGGTTCTAAAATATTACCTACTACATTTAATATGGCTATTTCTGGTGGAGCTATATATGATGATGGAAACTATAATTTGTATTACAGCGGAAGTACTCAATCTTCTTCTATTGGATCTAATGTTAATAATGGTGATTATATAGGTAATATTTTTTATGAACAAAATATAGCTATTCTTACTATTATACCAAACAGTATAAGACCAACAGGATGGGAAGGAGCAGATCCATTTTGCCAAATAACAGTTACTCCTACTCCTACAGTAACTCCTACCCCAACATCAACACCTACACCTAGCCCAACGCCAACACCTACTCCTACTCCTAGTCCAACGCCTAGTCCAACACCAACTTTAGCACCTACAGATACACCGGCGCCTACACCAACACCTACACCTACTCCAACCCCAACACCTACACCTACTCCAACTGCGGTTGTATATAGTGTGAATGTGTATGCTAAACTTTCATCTACTCAAGCTGGAGCACATGTTTGGTGGAGTACAGATAATTTTGTTACATCTAACAATATGTTAAGTACATCTGTTACAACAACAGGCCAATTAATAGGAACAATTAATAATATAACTAATGGAACAACATTATATTTTGCTATATCTGATACTTTAGGACCAAGTAGCAGTGGAACAACAGCTATGTCATTAAAAGTAAGCACACCTAATGATTATGCAGTATTACCAAGTGGATGTCCTGGTAGACAATCAACAGTAATAGTTACTAATGAAAATGTAAACTTATATGGAAATACAGGATTTAATTTAGCTTGTACATAAAAATAATCAAAAATGCCAGTAAATACAGGATATAAAGGATATAACACATTAGATCAATATTATCTAGATAATGGTCAATTAACTGGAATAGTTAAACCAAACTCACCTTCAGATCCTGATTATATTGCTCCCGCGGTGGATTATAATAGTTGTCCAACACCAACACCTACATCTACTCCAACACCAACACCAACACCTACACCTAGCCCAACGCCAACACCTACTCCTACTCCTAGTCCAACGCCTAGTCCAACACCTACATCTACACCTACACCTAGCCCAACGCCAACACCTACTCCTACTCCTAGTCCAACGCCTAGTCCAACACCAACGCCTACACCTACTCCAACTCCAACATCTACACCAACTCCTGTTAATGTTATAAGTTTAAATGGATTTATGCAAGCATGTAATGGAGGAGCTGGTAATGATTATATGGGAGTAAATGTGAGTTTAGATGGTAATGTAACAGTAGATACTAACATTTATATTGTAGTTTATCATCAACCTGGAAGTACAACTATTTGTTCATCACCATTATATCTTAACTACACACAGTACTTTAATATATTTATACCTGCTGGATCATCTTATGGAGCTATAAATGCATGTACTGCCGGAGTATATTTCCCAACTGGAGCTGCTATTTGTGGAACATGTATTTCATCATGTGATAACCCAAATGTTAATTTAGGATCTTTTAGATGTTAATTATTTATTAGTATATGAATAGAACTGTAGATTTTACAAAATATATTTATAATATTAGTTTCAAAAATGAACATGTTATTTATGAAAACTATATTAAATGTACTATTAAAGATTATGAATTTGGATCTAGTTAGAACCCATCTTGATTATCAGGTAGTCAAGGACAATTATATCCTTATTCAGGATCATATTATATGACTGGGTCACAAGGTATAGTAAAAGATTTTGCTACGGGTTCTAATTTTCAACCTTATGTTACAGCGATTGGTTTATATAATGACGCAAATGAATTATTAGGTGTTGCTAAAATGGCATCTCCAATTCCTATGTCTTCAACAACCGATATGACTTTTTTGATTAAATACGATTCATAAATTATGTTACAAACTAGTTATGCTACAACAATAGAAGATTTAATTAATGATCCTAATTTTAACCCTGCTGATTGGTATGGGTATTGTTATATTACAGTTACCGCTGATTATAAAAAATATATAGGTAAAAAAGCATTTTTTCATACCCAAAATAAAAAACTAGGTAAAAAAGAATTAGCTGCATTACCTATCACTAAAGGTAGAAAACCATCTACAAAAAAGGTTATAAATGAAAGTGATTGGAAGACATATTATGGATCATCTGAAATGATTAAAGCTCTTCCTAAAGAAACATTAAAACGTTACTTACTTAAACTTTGTAAAACTAAAAAACAACTAACATATTGGGAAACTAAATATCTATTCCAGTATAATGTATTAGAAAACGATGAGTTTATTAATGATAATATTCTAAGTCACTTTTATCGAAAAGACTTGTTAGATCAAGATTAATTTTTTATATTCGCTATATATGGTGAATGCTATTTTATTAAATGCTGTTAGTAATATACTAGGTAAAGGTAAATCCACTAGTGGTGGTAATTATGCATATGAATGTCCGTTTTGTCATCATCGTAAACCTAAACTCGAAGTCAATCTAATACCTAATTCTAAAAATGAAAACCCATGGCATTGTTGGGTGTGTGGTACTAAAGGTAAAACACTAATTGGATTATTTAAAAAACTTAAAGTTCCATCTGATAAAATAACAGAATTAAAGTCAATACTTGGTTACACTGAAAAACAAGAAGAAAATAATGAAATAATTAAAGTAGAACTACCTAAAGAATATAAACCATTAGTTAATATATCACGTACTGATATAATAGCTAAACATGCTTTAATGTATTTAAAAAAACGAGGTATAACAGAAAACGATATATTAAAATATAATATAGGTTACTGTGAAGAAGGAAGATATAAAAATATGATTATAATACCTTCATATGATAAAAATGGTATTTTAAATTATTTTATAGGCCGTTCATTTGAAAAAGAATCATCCCGAAAATATGATAGTCCTAAATGTAATAAAAACGCTATTATAGGATTAGAGTATTTTATTAATTGGGATGTGCCTATAATACTGTGTGAAGGTATATTTGATGCTATAGCTATTAAACGTAATGCCATTCCTTTATTTGGTAAAAGTATATCTAAAGCATTAATGATGAAACTAATAGAACCCAACGTTAAAACGATTTATATAGCGTTAGATAATGATGCCTTACGCGAGGCAATGGAATACGCTGAACAATTACTTAACATGGGTAAAGACGTTTATTTAGTGGATTTAGACGATAAAGATCCTAGCGATATGGGTTTTGAACGTTTTACTAGATTAACTCATAACGCTCAACAATTAACTATAACTGATTTACTTATGAAGAAATTTGAATTAATATGATAGAAAAAAACACTAATATTTTAAAAGATCCTAAAATTAAACGTATTGTAGAATACAGTGAAGATAATAAACAAATAAATGTATTAGATCAACGCTTTTATAAACGTAATGATAAATACTATCCATCAGTTAGTACTATTTTAAATTATTTTCCCAAAAATCAATTTTTTTATTCTTGGCTAAAAGATGTAGGGCATAACAGTGATATTATTGTGGCTAAAGCAGCTGCTGAAGGTACTCAAGTACATAATGCTATTGAACAATTCATCACTGGTGAAGAAGTAAGTTGGATTGATGAATATGGTAATGTAAAATACTCACTTGATGTTTGGAAAATGATACTAAAGTTTGCTGAGTTTTGGACTGCATACAAACCTGAACTTATTGCTACTGAATACCATTTATTTTCAGATGAATATGAATTTGCTGGTACCGGAGATTTAGTTGTTAAATTAAATAATAAAATTCATTTTCTCGATATAAAAACATCTAATTCTTTACATACAACATATAGTTTACAATTAGCTGCTTATGCTAAAGCGTGGAATGAAACACATGACGTTAAAATTGAAACTACAGGCATATTATGGTTAAAAGCAGCAACTCGTGGATCTGCTAAAGATAAAATACAAGGTGCTGGATGGCAGTTAAAGTATATTGATGATATTGATAAGAATTTCGAAATGTTTTTAAAAATATATGATATCTATAAACTAGAAAACCCAGACCCTAAACCAGCTACTGAGCTTTTACCAACAATAATTAAATTATAGCCATATTTATATAGGTATGAATAAACTAAAAGAAGCCAAAGCTCAATCAGGTATTGTATTCTATCCAGGTGGATTTAAACCTCCTCATAAAGGTCATTTTAACACAGTACAATACTTATCATCTTTACCACAGATTACTCAAGTGATCATAGTTATATCATCTAAAGAAAGTGATGGAATAACAGCACTTATGAGTAAAAAAATATGGCAGATTTTTTTAGCTTCGCAACCTAACAATAAAGTAAAATTTAAAATAAGCACAACAGAATCGCCTGTTAAAGATTTATTTGATTATTTTGATGGTGATTTAAATTTAAAAGCATATGTGGCAGGTACATTAAATGAACCTGAAGATGTTAATTATATTAAATCATTGATTAAAGCATTTGGTGAAAGAGTAATACCTATTAATATTACTGATAGAGCAAATGTAGGTAATTCTACTTTATCAAGTACTCAAGTTCGTGGATTAGTCGCTCAATTAAAAACATATAATTCTCAACTTCATACTTTAGATAAAAGTACAACAGCTTATTCTAAGGCTAGAAACGGGTATTTAAATACTTTAAATACTTTAAAAAGTTGCTTTCCGGATTCGGTAAACCAAAAAGGATACTTTGATAAAATAGTTAAAATACTGGATGTTAATGTTTATTCACCTAATGAATTACAAGAAAATATATTTTCAATAAATTGGTGGAAAAATAACTTAGGTGAAACTTTGAACGAAGAAGACCAAGACAAAAAAATGGATATAATAAATGATTTTATTTCTTTTGTTATAGATACTATTGAATTAAAAGACCCACCTAAAATTACTTTTACTGATGATGAAGAAGCAGCTAAAAATATGCATGCTTTAGGAACATATAATATTGAAAAACGTGAATTAACTGTTATAGTTGGCCCTCGTTTGTTAGCTGATGTTTTAAGAACTTTAGCTCATGAGCTTGTACATAGAAAACAAGATGAATTAGGTATGCTAAAACCAGATTCAGGAGAAACTGGATCTCCAATTGAAAATGAAGCTAATGCTGCTGCTGGTATATTAATGAGATTATATGGTGCTAAACACACTGAGATCTATGAGATGATGAGAGAAAGTATTGAACTACAAGAACTTTCATTTAGTTTAGAAAATAAATTTGATTGGGAATATAAAGGTGGATATGATCCTACTTATACTTTTTCTACAGGTGAAACTAATTATATAGTTAAGTTTGTGAACGAAGGTGGTGGTGCTTATGAAAGAATATATGCTCCTGTTAAGAAAAAAGGTATGAAAAGTACTATGACAGGTGAAGGTAAAGCAATGAAAATAAATGCCACTGTAATGGATGCTACTTTAGATTTTTTAAATACAAATAAAGATTGGTATATTGTCACTATTCATCCTATTGATCCTCGTCGTTACAGAATAGTCACTAAATTTTTATATACTAACTTACCTAAAGAAAAATATAATATCGAAGAAATAGAAGGTGTTATTAATATAACAAGAAAATAAAATATGAGTTACGTTATTTACTGCGACATGGATGGTGTACTAGTGAATTTTGAAAAAGGTTATTTAGATTTAACTGGTATTGATACCTCTACTTACATTAAAGGAGACGCTGCTTTTTGGGCCCCAATAGATGCTGAAGGTCCTATGTTTTGGGCTAATTTAGAATGGATGCCTGATGGGCATCGACTTTGGAGTTATATTCAAAAATATAAACCATTTATTTTATCATCTCCATCACGTAGTACTACTTCTAAAATAGGTAAAGAAGCATGGCTAAAAATTAATATACCCAACCAATATAGAAAAGCATTATTCTACCCCAGACATGAAAAACAACTTTTCGCTGCTCCTAATCATATACTAATTGATGATATGAAAAGTACAATTGATGAATGGAATAAAGCAGGTGGAATTGGAATACATCATACTTCTGCTGTTAGTACAATACTTAAACTTAAATCGATAGGGTTATGAGTGAAAATGCATTAAAACGAGAGTTTTCTCAACGTGATATAAACCGTATTAGAAATATAATAACAAATAATACAAATGCTGCTACTGGTATTCAAACTGGTTATTCTAAAACATATATTGAACATAAAGAAGGTGAAGTATGGGAAGAAAATGGTCGTCAATGGACAATTAAAAACGGTATTAAACAAACTGTAAGTAAATTGGATAAATTTAAAAAATTAATAGTACTTCCAATAACTTGCCCTAAATGTAATAAACCAATGATTATTTCTCATGCTAATAAAGTAATGTATTCTATCCATAGTATGTGTTTAAATTGTGTTATAGATATGGAAGCTCAATTAAAACTTAATGGTACTTTTGATGAATACCAGCGTAAAATGATGAATCTTAACAAAAACCAATCAATTGATGATTTTGAAGATGCTGTGCAAGAATGGCTAACTCAACAAAATGAAACATACGTTAGTGAAGCAGGTGATATAGAAACATGGAAAGGCGGTAAAATAAGCGCAGAACAAATTAAAGATATTAAGGAATATATAGCCAAATTACGTGAAGTAAATTTATAATTATTATAGTTTTATTCATATTTATATTGGATAACTCTATATAATTTCGTTAATGAGACTAATCAATATTATAAAATCTTTACTAAAAGAAGCTGAAACTCCCATAGTTTATAAAGTAGAAGGTATACTTGTAACTAACACTGAAATACGTGGACAAACCGATATACTTTCAGATATTCGCTCATTACCTGGTGTCACTATTGTATCTGGTAAAGATATTAAGGCTGATGCAGATGTAACAAATAATCCATATTTTTATTCAAAATTAAGTGTTAAAATAGATCCACATCCTTTTTTAGGTAAAGGTGGGTTTGGTAAAGATAATATGGAAGAATTAATTGCTAATATTAAACGTATACAAGGTGTACGTAATTTCAAACTTATATCTAAAGTAACATCTACAAAACCATACTAAATGAAATTACTTTCTATCATACAAGAATTAGAAAAACCAAAAAATATATATAATCCTGAAGCTGATCCTGATAATGAACTTGAAAAAGACATTGAAATAAGCTCAGGAGG